ATTGGACAGTTTACCAAGTGCATTTAATTTTTGAATAATTTGATTGATTTTATCTGTTTCATTTACATTTTGATCAACAATTAAATCCTGGTATTTTTTAATCATCATGGGATACAATTTGTTGAATGTGGATAATCCTAAATCTTGCATGTGAACCCTCCTTTAATTTTTAACTAAGAAACAATTTTCTCCAAAGGCGTCTTACTATTCCCACACTTTAAACACTACAATTGTTAAATGTGCTGTAATAGAACTAGCTGTTGTGTTTTGTAAATTAACTTTCAACGAACCATTATTAGCAGAGCCAAATGTTGGATATATTCCTAATACATTCACTTGTCCTACCTCTTGTACATATACTTGAACCATATCCTCGTCTTTACATGGTGCGTAGTTAGTTCCACTGTATAAAGTCAAAGTAGATAACTGTGTTGTGCTAGCTGGAATAGTAACTGTTTGTGTAAATTTCAATCCTCTTGTTAATCCCGAAAATCTATTGATACCGTCAGAATGTCTGTTTAAACCCGTTAAAAGGTATTCAGAGTTCCCTAAATTGTTAGTAGATGGTGTGTAGTTACCAATAGATAAAATATTACCTGTTCCTGTTTTACTGAATAATTTTCCGTTGGAAGCATTGCCGATAAAACAATTACTTAAAATATCTTTTAATGTGTCGGTTCCTTCGTTGGTGTATCCATTCGTTAATTCAGAGGTATTTCCAACTAAAATAGCTGAATTTCCATTTGTAAGTTGTGTAGAAGTTAAAGTACAGTTATTTCCACGCACTTGTAATGCAATATGTGTTGAATTTACAGCAAGAGTTTGAAGGTCAATACATCCACCCTGATTGGCTTCAAAGTAGTTATTGCTAATTTCAGAAGTCCAACATCCCATTAATTGAATAGGTATGCCCGAAAAGTTTTCCATTACATTGTTAAGGATACGTAAGTTATAATTCATAACTCCTGAAGCATCTTGAGTATTTTTGATTCCATTTTGACGGTTTTCAAATAAACAATGCTCAATCGTGCTGTCATATACTTGTTTAGTTGTAAAAGCCCATCCATTACCACCAACAATATGTTCATTTGTAAAACGTAAAGATTGGAAAATGTAATTGTTAGCTTCTGCTATGGTATCCCAGTTGTAATATTCATTAAACGCTGAATGAATACGGATAAAGTTATTACAATTCCAAACAATAGCTCCTGCACCTGCTGTACTTACAAAACGGAAACCTTTAATAATGATATCTCCTACATTTTGAGCAGGTGCATCAAAAACATATCCAGCATCATTTTTGATAATTCCTCCGCCATCACTAATCAAATATAAAACTCTTCGATTTCCTAAGTCAGCAGCCTTATTAATGACAATAGAACCAAGTCCCGTAATATCGTACATTCTATTTATTTTAACGATGGCATTAGTTGTAACAGCATCAGCGATAGCAGATTGTAGTTTTTGAACTGCGTTTCCTGTGTAGCTCTCAGGGCTAATTATATTCCCTGTAATATTTCCTATATGAGACGTATTTTGCGCCAAAGACGTACTAAGATCATTCACAACATTTGGATCATAACCAATTTTTACTTGTAAATATTGCAGCATATCATCCGTTAAAGCTCTTTGAAAAACATCACTCATATTTGTTCACCTCTATCTCTTTCTATTGCTTTTACGCAATGATCTTTTTGAATTTTGTTGAGCATCCAGCACAACATTTTACAAATCATTCAATATTCATGTTTCACTAATTTCTTACCCATTCTTGATGACATTGTTTCCTGGGGATCGCCATTTAAAATAGCATTCATTAAATCATCAAGTGCAATTAAAATTCTCCAAAAGTAATTTTTCATAAACCCTCCTATTGTACATTCATCTTTTTAAACATTTCATAAGCTGTTGTGCGAATAACCTGGTTATCAAATCGGAGAATCCCATTCATAAAGCTGGCAACTAACTTCCTTAAATGATAGTTGTTTTTCCATCCTTTCATATAAAGAACATTCTCCTTCAGGTCATCTGTTGTTAATGCATATTTATTTTTGGTAGTTGAATCATGATCTAAAGAAAGATACATTAAACCTTGACTTAGATCAACCCATATACCCATAATCAAACCCTTGTAAACAATCGAGAAAACAAATTTGCTGTCCTTTGATCGTTTCTCTACAAATACATAACTATCGCCTGTAAATTCATTGTCGAGTGACATTTCACCATAGTTTGTACCATCTATTAATTTACCAAACTTTGTTTTTCTTCTTGCTTCAGCAAAATCTACTGAATCAGGAATTTCGACAACAATACTTTCATTGGAGTTAAAACGTTTGTTAATGTCGGGTACAAGATCAAAGTATAAGAAGTATGGATTTACAATAGAAACGCTGTTGCTCAAGCAAATCATTCTACAATTTTCTCTATCACGAAAAACTGTATCCATCAAATTTAATGCTGCCTCAACCTCGTTTGGAAGGTATGATGAATTATCCTTCTCCCTTAAAAATTCATCGAATATAATGTGACTTACATTTGGATATGCATTTGATTTTTCTGACTGCCATGTAGACAATGGAATCGCCCATCCTGCTAACTTACCATTAACATAGAATTCTCGACCTTTAACCTTAAATTCGCATTCAGGGAATTCATCCTTAATGTTATCAAAATAGTTACCTACTTTTCTTAATTCGGGTTTATACCGTCTAAGATAGATGAATTGTTCGCCATATTTAAGGAAACGTTTGATAGGATGAACTTTCCAAAAATAACTTTTTCCGATTCCCCTCGCTCCGATACAAAAGTTTAAAATTCGATTATATGTTAATAGTTTGTTGCCATTGTAGTAGAGTGATTTGTCCATTGTCTACATCTCCATTTCATTTATTTTGGAACTATTATCGATTGTCCTGCATCTACTTTATTTGGATTTATGATGTTAGGATTTAAGATTAATAAGTTTTGTACACTTGTTTTATATATTTGTGCTACTTTGGTTAATGTTTGACCTGATTGAATCGTATATTTTTGCGTTTTGTTTGGCACACCATTCTTCACATCTAGTAAATTCTGACCTTTGTTTCCGTCAATCCAGCCAGCATTCCCATTATCATCTAAAATAATTTCATGCCAATCAGGATCAAGATGACCAATGACATTGTATAGTTCTCCTGGTAATGCATCCTTTATAATGAAAGAACTATGATCAGGTTCCTGTCTTATATCGGTTTGCGCTAATACTTGAACCGTTGTGAGAAAAGGAGAATTAACAGGTTGATTCCAGGCACCACAATCAGCATTCTCGACTTGATCTAAATCAAGGTTTAACCCATATTGGTTAATATCATTTTTGTATTGAAAAAGATGAATGCCTTTTGCGTGTTGCCCACTTGACCAAGCGTAAGTTTGCCAAAAATAATCTGCTAGTCCTTTTGTTTTAATCAAAGTCACAACTTCAAACTTTCCGTAACAACCTATTTTGTAACTTGTTAAGGTATCTTTTAATCCCTGGAAATAATTCAAGATAGCAACGAATTCCTTTACTTGAACATCGAAATCAACCGTAAAATAAATGGCTGTGTTTTCAGGTTGTCCCAAACTTTGCGCTAATTGATAGGCTTGGTTTGCATCGGAAACTCCTTGATCATGTGAAAAGTAACTTTGTTGAGTTGCTCCACTTTCAAAGACGGAAACAAGGTTCAATCCACTTGCTTTGATGGCTGCTACTTCATCACTCGTCAGACCTTTCCATGCTTGAGTAGGAAGGTATCTTCCCACATGAGTAATTCCATTTTGTACCAATGTTCCACATGAAACAATATTTAGTTTGCTTGCACAGTCTATCATGTTCATATGATCACCCCTGTATCCTTTTATTTAAATCAGCTTGGGTAACAATTGGCTGATTTTGTTTAGTTTCTTCTATACTATTAACACCTGTATCAGGTGGAATTTTAGGAGGGGTTACATCAATTTTTGAAGATGCTTTTTGATGATTTTTATAAGCTCCCCATAAACTAACAGCGAATCCAATTCCAATTAATACCCCATTCGTCAAAGCTGCTTGCGTTGATTCAGAAACATGATTTCCTGTATAAGATTCATAGAGTAAAACACAAGGCGCCACAATAGCAGGAATAAAGGTTTTTAATTCTAATTCATTCAACATATGAACCCTCCTTATTTATGGAAAAATGCAAGAATCATTGAAACAATCGATATTCCAATTCCTACCCATGCAATCATTAACGTTTTAGATTGTTTGTAAGTTTCTTCAATTGTGTCAACTCTGTCATTAACAGAAGTAAACATTAGATTTATTTCAGCTCTTGGCACATATGGTTGACTCTTGATGTCTTGTTTAATCTCCAAAAGTAATTCTTTAATATTTGTTAAATCCGCTTCTACTTTTGCCATCCTCTTTTCATTTTCTACATTATCCATATGTCACCGACTTTTCTCTATTTAGTTTTATTTCCAACCATGTACTGCATCGCATAACCACAACATAATTAAATTATTTCTTTTCGTATTTGTTGTTGGGGGTGGTGTTCCGCTTCCATCTCCTGTGTTATCTCCACCGTTTGAACTTGTTCCTGACCAGTCCAAGGTATTATAAGCCAGGTGAGCGTATGATTGTCTTGATGTTAGTCCAGCAACCGCAGGATTTGGAATTTCATAACAATTCATAAAGGCTTCCGTTAAATAATCAACCGAACCACCGCTAGCATTTTGTCTGAATTGTGCAAACGTCATATTCCCATATGCCCTTGCATGGTAACTACTCCATTGGATATTGTTGTTAACCTCATAATCAAGTCTTGCAAGTTGACTATCTCCACTTGTATAGTCTAAGCCTTGACTGGATGCCCATGATGTATATTTTGTCATAGGAGTCCATTGCACGATTCCGTAACCCCTTAAAGGGGAATCCCCATATCCTAATTCATGCATATCAGGATTTAATGAGGATTCATGACACATATTACCGATCAATGCTGACAGACTTTCCTTAACCCATCCACTTGGTGAATTAATGAAATGATTAACAACTAATTGAGCGTTTGACATCATTTGATCTTGACTTAGAAAAGTGTCATTTATCGCTATCCATCCCATTAGATTGTAGACCCACTATTTTTGAAATAGTTATCCATATTGTGTAATGTTCCGCCAGCAATCAATGTAATCATATTTGGTTCATCGTTTTGATTCCAATAGCAATCTTTAACCGTTACCTTTGCACCTGAAGCAATGGTGATTCTTCCCATCATTAAGCAGCCGTTATAGAGAATTCCTGTTTGATTTGCTCCAACAATACTCGCCATGGTGGAATCAGGATTACTGGAAACTAGATTGCAGTTATTGAATGCCATGTATCCGCCGTTTGAAGTGCTTGCATTATCCGCAATGTTGACAATAACACCACCTGAAGCATAAATATAGCAACCTACAAAAGTACAA